GACCGTCGTTGTTGAGTACTGGAAACACGCATACATGCATCATCCACAAGCCTTTAGACTCACGAGCATCTACAACATCAATGTGCGCTCTACGAACGTGGTCATTCTTCCATACTCGGTTGATCCATGTATCACTGTTAAAGTGATCAAGTCCAGGCTCTTGAAACTCTTGTGCATTTTGTTCAAATATATTTAGAATCTCATCCTGACACTCAATTAGTTTAGTCCATATAATACTCAAGAGCGACCTCCATCATTTCTTGAAATAAGTTAGTTGCTGAATCAAAAACGTATTTTGCTTCTTCAGCTTGTCCGTCATGTGTGTAAGATCTCAAATTTTCTTTTAGATCTTTAACCTTACCCTCAAATTGGTACATACGTCCTTCGCCGGGTATTTTGCGTTTAATCATTTGACCGCCACTTAGATCGCCCATGTGTAGTACATAAACGTGTGCCATCATAGTGTCTTTGTCATCTTTAATTTTTTGAATTCTTTCTAGATATCCGTGTGTACTAGGCAATGTAAGTGGTACACCTTTTTTTAGGTCCCATAACTCTTGCCAGTCATCCTCAATTTTTTTCATTTGTTTGATATCAAACAGTTGTAAATCGTCAGCCCATACACCTAATACATCTAGTGCTTCTTCTAACGCTTGATACTTTTTCCATTGGTTATACAAATAAGTTGCATAAAATTCAGGGTTAATTTTACCACTCATTAATACTTTTACAAACTCTTGTCGTTCAGCATTCTGATGATGGTCCCATGTTAGTTCTTTTAAATTGCTCAATTAATTTTCCTCTTCCATTTTAACTTGTAGTGGAAAGCCTTTTGCACGACTAGCTGTAACAGCTTCGCTAGTTTTAGTCTCAGCGATTTCAAAACTATACACACCAGCAATTCCACTTCCTTCTGTATGTATCGTCATTGTAAGTTGTTCTGCGGAAAGCTGACTGTGTTTGAATACAGTTGCTAGTAACTCAATAACCCATTCAACTGGAGTTGCGTCATCGTTAAGAAACACTACCTTAAAACGATTTGGCTCTTCAATGATTTGTTCAATTTTTTCATCAATCTCGACATCTTCAAAAACGTCACTCATGTTCTCTCCTTTTTAATATTATAGTTGGGGGAGATATTTCGCTCCCCCTTTAAAGTCTAATCTTTATTATATTCGCCTAGCTGTTCGCTGTTGATAGCGATCTTCTTTGGCTTCTGTGCTTCTGGTATATCACGTACCAAATGGATATTAAGCATACCTAGTTCTAAGGTAGCATTTATAATTTCCATATGGTCAGCAAGTGTAAACTCTCTACGGAAGTTACGTCCTGCTATACCTTTATGTAAGTATACTAATTCGTTACTAGGTTTTGCTGCTTCTCCTTCAATGCGAAGTAAGTTGCCTTCCTTAGTAATATCAAGTCCGTCCATACCAAAGCCAGCGACTGCAAGTGAAATCATATACTCGTCGTCGTTGATCTGCACAATGTTGTATGGTGGATATCCGTTTGATTGACTGCTTTCGAACTGTGCTTCTAGATCGTTAAACATTCTGTCAAATCCAATAGTTGCTCTGTGAAAAGCGGGTAAGTTTAGTGTTGTTAGTCTTGTCATAGTTTTCTCCTTTAATAAGCAAGATTAATATTGTGTAGAGCCCTAACGGCACCCTACACAATTATTTAGTTTGACATTACGATGCTTCGTTAAACTCTGCGTCTATAATATCGTCAGCTTCAACAGGACCTTCCTGTGTGTTTGCTGTTTCTTGTTGCTGTTTGGCCATCATTACTGGACCAGCCGCGGTAGCAAATTCCGTTATCTTGGCATTGATACTATCTGTATCTTCACCTTTAATTGCTTCTGCTAATTCATCTCGTGCGCTTTCGTATGCTGTAACTTGTTCTTCAGTAATCAAGTCACGAACTTCTTCTAACTCACGATCAGCTTGTGCAATGTGTTGCTCTGCACCGTTACGTGCTTCAACAAGTGCTTTACGCTCTTTATCTGATTCTGCATTAGCTTCTGCGTCTTGTACCATCTGTTCAATCTCTGACTCAGATAGTCCACCATCACTTTGAATGGTTAGCTTCTGTTCTTTACCAGTTCCTTTGTCAGTAGCACTTACACTTAGAATACCATCTGCATTAATATCAAATGTTACTTCAATTTGCGGTAGCCCACGTGGAGCAGGCGCAATGCCTTCTAAGTTAAACATACCAAGATGTTTGTTGTCTTTAATAAACTCACGCTCACCTTGTGCTACGTTAATTGTAACTGCTGGCTGGTTATCTTCTGCTGTTGAAAACACTTGTGACTTTGATGTAGGAATAGTTGTATTCTTATCAATCAACTTAGTCATAATGCCGCCCATAGTTTCAATACCTAATGACAACGGAGTAACGTCTAATAGTAGAACGTCGGTCTTGTCGCCTGATAGTACTGCACCTTGTATTGCGGCGCCGGCTGCTACTGCTTCGTCTGGGTTTACATCCTTACGTGGTGCTTTGCCAAAGAACTTTTCAACTGCTGCCTGCACTGATGGCATACGTGTTTGTCCACCAACTAAGATAACTTCGTCAATTTCACTTGGCTTTAGTCCTGCATCTTTACATGCAACCTTACACGGCTCGATTGAACGAGCTACAAGATCATTTACCATTCCTTCATACTTTGAACGTGTAATGTTAACAGCCAAGTGTTTTGGACCAGTAGAGTCAGCTGTTACATACGGAAGGTTAACTTCTGTTTGTGATGCGCTAGACAGTTCTACCTTTGCTTTTTCAGCCGCTTCTTTCAAACGCTGTAGTGCCATTTTATCTTTTGCAAGATCAATGCCATCTGACTTTTTAAACTCTGCAATTAAATAATCTATAATTGTTTGGTCGAAGTCTTCACCGCCTAAGAATGTGTCGCCGTTTGTAGCAAGAACTTCAAACTGCTTTTCACCATCGATTTCTTCAATTTCAATAATTGAAATATCGAAAGTACCACCACCTAAGTCGTATACTGCAATCTTCTTATCGCCTTTGCTGTCTTTATCTACACCGTAGGCTAATGCGGCTGCTGTTGGCTCGTTGATAATACGCAACACTTCTAGTCCTGCAATTTTACCAGCGTCCTTAGTTGCTTGACGTTGTGAATCATTGAAGTATGCAGGAACAGTAATAACTGCTTGCGTTACTGCTTCGCCAATATATGATTCAGCGTCTTGTTTGATTTTTCTTAGAATCTCTGCAGATACTTGTTGTGGTGCTAGTTTTTCTTCGCCAACTTGTACCCATGCATCTTTATTGTCAGCTTCGACAATCTTAAAGGGCATGTTTTTAATATCTTTTTGTACTGCTTTGTCTTTGAACTTACGTCCAATTAAACGCTTTACTGCAAATACAGTATTATCTGCATTTGATACACCTTGACGTTTTGCTGTTGTACCTACTAATACTTCGCCGTCTTTATAAGCAACGATACTTGGTGTAGTTCGTCCGCCTTCAGTATTTTCGATGATTTTATATGATGATCCTTCTACAATAGAAAGACATGAATTTGTTGTACCGAGATCGATACCGATTACTTTTGCCATTTTATTCTCCTTTAATTAAGCAAGATTAATATTTGAACCCTTTCGGCGTTCACTTTTATTTATCACGAAAAGACAGCAACTATTTCGCTATTGGTAATACTTACGTATTCCTTATCTTCGTGAGTAAATTTTGTTCCACCATTTGAGTTAACTAAGATTCTATCACCTTCTTTAACGTTTGGTGTAATGAACTTACCTTTTGCATCGTAAGTTCCTTTACCTACTGCTATTACGTCTGCTTCAACAACGCCTTCGTTTTTAGCATTAGTTAAAATAATTCCGCCTGTTGTTGTTTCTTCGGCGACTTTTTGTTTAATTAGTATGTTAGCATGTATGGGTCTAAGCATGTTAATTTCCTATAGTTAAGTTTTCGTATACACTGTTATGTGTTTGTGTGCATCTAACAAATGTTGTACACTTTGCCAGTTGTTTTAGTTTCAGTGCGCCTGCATATGTGCAAGTACTGCGCAGACCGCCAAGGATATCTTGAATAGTGCGAGCCACTTCTCCTTTGTAAGGTACAAGAATTGTTCTTCCTTCACTACTTCTATACTCCTTGAGTCCGCCAAAATGTTTGTTGTTTGCACTAGTACTACTCATTCCGTAGAACTGTACAAATTTCTTTTCTTCTATTTTACGTTTATGATTATCTAAATGAGCACCAATTTCGTATTGTAATTCAGTTGTTTCGTAAAATTTTGTAATCACATTGCCGCCACCTTCATCGTGTCCGGCAAGCATACCACCTAGCATTACAAAGTCAGCGCCGGCTGCAAAAGCCTTTGCAACATCACCAGGAGTAGTACATCCGCCATCAGCGATAATGTGACCACCGAGACCGTGTGCCGCATCGGCGCACTCGATAACCGCTGAGAGTTGCGGATACCCCACACCAGTTTGAATACGAGTAGTGCAAACACTACCAGGGCCAATGCCCACTTTAACAATATCTGCTCCTGCAAGAATAAGTTCCTCCGTCATTTCTCCGGTAACCACGTTACCTGCTATAATTACAATGTCTGGAAATGCTTTACGCACTTTGCGAACGTGTTGAGCAAAGTGATTGCTATAACCATTTGCAATGTCCATACAAACATATTTTAATTTGTCTTTAACAACTGAGTGTACAATTTCTAGTTTGCACCAGTCCTCGTCACTTGTGCCAATACTCATAGCAACATTGTCTGTACGTTCTGGTATGTATGCAACAGGACTAAAATATTCAATTAGTTCATCAGCACTATATGTTTTAACTAGACACGTAAAGATTCTGCCTTCTGCAAGTTTATCTGCCATTTCAAACGTACCAACACCGTCCATGTTACTTGCCATAATAGGTATACCACGATAATGATCGCCGGCGGCGTTGTCTGGAAAGTCTGGAGCGTAGTTACGAAATTTAAATCTACGATCTAATTGTACTTGGCTGCGGCTGCGTAGTGTACTACGCTTTGGACGAATGAGTACATCTTTATAATCTAATAACACATCATTTTCGAGACGCATTTTTAAAAACCTCTTTCTTGTTCCTGCTTACTTAATTTTTTTAGATGACGTGCTCTGCCAGCTGCCTTTGCTTTCTTGCGAACGGCGCTTGGCTTTTCGTAGAACTCACGTTCTCTAAGTTCTTGTAAAAGACCGTCTTCCTGTACTTTCTTTTTAAAAATTCTAAGTGCTTTGTTAAAGTCACCGTTTTTTACTTCAACCGATAATCCTCTAAAACTCTGTTCATTATTAGTTCGATTGCGGTTGTTATTATTCCTGCGATTGTTGTTGAACGCCATTCATTTCTCCTTTTAAGAATGTTAAGTCGTATACTCTATTAATGCTTATGTTATTATACACTGGTTGGGCAGCATTTGTCAACCAATAAGTGTGCAGATTAGCAGTAATTATATAACTGGCTAAGTCTCTAATTTCCGATGTTGAATTATCAATATCAAAAATAACTGTGTCTGCAATTTTAACCATACTAAGTAACCAGTCATAGTTATGTTCTGCTGATTCTAAATTATACATGTAGAGGTTAAAGTCTATATCCCAATCCTGCACAAGTGTTTGAAACTCTTGTTTTAAAGTTTCGCTTGGGTAAATTAGTAATATTGATTTGTTAAAATTAAAGACTTTATCAGGTGGTGTGATTAATGTTATGTTTGGCATTTAATACCTATTTGTTTTCCCGTATGTTTTTCCAAATAGATGTGTTTGACTGTTCGCCGTTCTGTACATATGTATTGTCATCTGGTATCCATGGTAAACTATCTATCCTACCATGTATATATAACTTTTTGTACATCTTAAGGTTTTCATCTGGATTATCTGTTTTCCATTGTTGCTTTAGAGCTTTGATATCTTCTTTTAACTCTTGCTGGTCAACATAATCTTTGCGCTTTTGTTGTTCTTCTGTAACTGTATCGTCTTCTATCTCTTCAGGATAGAACATTCTGTTTTTTGTGTCAGGTATATTAGTTTTAGGAACTACTACTTTTTCAGGTACAGGTATTTCTTCTTGCGTAGGAACAGGCTCCACTGAATCTTCAACAGTTGGAGGTATAGGATCATCAAGTGTAAATCCAGGATTGTCAACTATTGCTTGTGCTCTTGCTCGTTCGTATTCTTCTCTTTCGAGCCGAAGACGCTCACCGTCGTCATCTTTGCGTCTACGATTAAACTCAAAGGTATATTGTGATGCAATTAATAATAAAACTGCTAGTGGATCAAATACAAAGATGATGATAATAATTACCCAACGTACTGCTTCTTCAAGCATGTTAGTAGTTGCTTGCTCACCATACACAAACTCAGCAATATATTTAATTGGGCCAACTTCTGCTTCTAGTTTGCGATAATTACTTTCTAATGTAATCTTTTCTTCTGTTAGAGAATCTACGTTGATCGATGCTGTTCGAACACGTTCTAGTTGCTCGTCTATGGCCGTTTGTATAGTATCTGTATTATCAGTGTTACCAAGTTTTTCACGTAGTCTATTAATTAGTGTATTAGATTGTTCAATTTGTTTATCAGCGTTATCACGTAGTCTTGCTATTTCTTTACGTGCAGATTGTACTGTAGCTGAGTCAGCTGAGTCTTGTATTTTAGTTAGCCAGCCTGCACGTTCCTCACGTTTTAACTGTTGCCATGCTGTAAAGGCAGCGGCAGTCTTTGGTCCGTAGTTACCATCTACCTTTGTGCCTACCATTGCCTGCGCTTTTTCTATATTATCTGTATCAATATAAGTTTGCAGGGTGTTTAGTTCTACATCAATTTTATCTAGTTCGTTTTGAAATAGCTGTGTAACGTTTGCAATGATTGCATTTTGTTCTGCAATAGCAGGTTGTATTCTTGTATATGCAGAATCAATACGCTCTTGCTCTTTATCTATTTGAGACTGTGTGTTATCATCGTTACCAGTTTCACTTGTTTCTAGTTCACGTATTCTATTCTCAGCTCTGCCTACTACACCTAAGTTTCGATCTATTTC